GCTAACCTACACAGCCTTTTAAAAGTTATAGGCAGAAAGGACATTTCTATGGCAGTTACAGGCAAAATTGACCGTAAATATATGGCTCATTATATCGATGCAGGTTCTCTCTGTGGAGGACTGACACCGAAGTATGAACGTCTTGGAAAAGATCTGGAAGAGTACAATGTTGAACTCAATCCAGACACCGAAACCTCTAAAAACATTCTTGGAGAATCCACATTCAAACATAACGGCTACGAAGTTTCTTCTGACGCTGATCCATTCTATGCAGACACTACTTCTGATCTGTTTACAGCATTACAGAAGATTGTAGATGGACGTCTCAAAGACGATAACCTCAAAACAAAAGCAGTTGAGGTTCACCTTTGGACAGAAGCCACAGCAGGCAAGTATGAAGCATATCAGCAGGACTGCTACGTTGTGCCGACCTCCTACGGCGGTGATACATCTGGCTATCAGATTCCGTTTACCGTCAATTATACCGGCAAACGAGTAAAAGGAAAATTTGATATCAGTTCCGGCACATTTACAGCTGACAGCGAATAATTTTTTTTTAGGAGGGCATAGAAAATGGCAAAAACAATTAATACAAACATTGATGATGGATTTCTTCTTTTCACATTCACGAACAAGCAGGGTGAAGTGTTCTCTTCATTCAAACTGAATCCTACCGACATCAACATTGCAGCAAGAGCGGAAGAATTGGAAACTTTCTTTGAACAGGCTCAGGAATCTGTTAAAAATGTCTCTTCCGGCAAAGAGATGGCGGAGATTAATAAGCAGATCGAGGACAAAATCAATTATATGCTCGGATACGAAGCATCTAAGGATTTATTTAAAGAACCAATTACCGCAACAACTGTTTTTGGAAATGGTCAGGTATTCGCTTATATCGTCCTTGACAAAATCAATGAAGCACTTACTCCAGAGATTGAAAAGAGAAAGAAAAAAATGCAGGAAGTGGTCAATAAGTACACGGAGAAGTATACAAAATGACCGCCTATGAGTTGCCCACCTCACTAAATATCAGTGGGGTGGATTTTTCTATCAGAACGGATTTTCGAGTAATTATTGACATTCTGGTCGCCATGAATGACCCAGAATTGGACGAACAGGCGAAAGCTGTTGTTATGTTACAGATTTTGTTTGAGGACTGGCAAAGCATACCCCTGGAACATCTTACAGAAGCTTGTCAGAAAGCTTGCGAGTTTATTGATTGTGGTCAATTCGATGATATCCCGAACAAGCCCAAACCCCGTTTGATGGACTGGGAACAGGATGGAGATATGATCGTTCCGGCTGTGAACAAGGTTGCTGGTAAAGAAATCAGATCAGTACCTTATATGCACTGGTGGACGTTTTTTGGATACTTTATGGAATCTGGCGAGTGCCTGTTCAACACCGTAGTTGGAATCCGGTCAAAAAAAGCAAAGGGCGAAAAGTTCGATAAATGGGAAAAGAAATTCTATCAAGAGAATAAAAACATAATTGACATAAAAACACGTCTCAGCGACGAGGAGCAAGCTTATAAAGATAAGCTGAATGAGATGTTGAACCTCAAATAGTTAGGAGGTGGACACATGGCTGCTGATGGCTCAGTCATTATTGATACCAGAATGGACACATCAGGCGTGCAAAACGGCGTATCAGCAATCAGGCAGTCTTTTAACGGACTTGGCAGCGTAGTAAAAAAAATAGGCGTACTGATTGGCGGAGCATTTGCGATTGGAAAACTGACGCAGTTCGGTAAGGAATGCGTAGAACTCGGCTCTAACCTTGCCGAAGTGCAGAACGTGGTCGATGTTACATTCACAACCATGTCGGACAAGGTAAACGAATTTGCAAAGAATGCTATGACCTCTGCCGGACTGTCAGAAACCATGGCAAAACAGTATGTCGGAACGTTCGGAGCAATGTCTAAGTCGTTCGGTTTCTCCGAAGCACAGGCTTACGACATGTCAACAGCTCTGACGCAGCTGACTGGTGACGTAGCATCATTCTATAACATTAGTCAAGACTTGGCTTATATCAAGCTGAAATCAGTGTTTACGGGAGAAACGGAAACGCTCAAGGACCTCGGTGTGGTAATGACCCAGTCGGCGCTTGACCAGTTCGCGCTGGCAAATGGCTATGGTAAAACCACATCCGCCATGACTGAACAGGAGAAAGTGGCTCTCCGCTTGGCTTTTGTACAGAAACAGTTGTCTGCCGCATCTGGTGACTTTATCCGAACATCTGGCAGCTGGGCAAACCAGGTACGAGTGATGCAGTTACAGCTGCAATCTCTCAAAGCAACAGTCGGACAGGGATTAATCAATCTCTTCACTCCCGTTTTGAGAGTTATTAATATTTTACTGGGCAAACTGGCAACTCTGGCGAATGCCTTCAAGTCATTTACGGAGTTAATCACCGGGAAAAAATCTTCTGGTCAGACAGGTGCAAGTGGCGCAGGTCTTGCCGGGACAGATGCAATAGCTGATACGGCAGACCAATATGGAAATGCTGCCGACAATGCCGAAAAGCTGGCAGATGCAACAAATGATACAGCGGATGCAACTAAGAAAGCTACTAAAGCGGCAAAAGGGTATCTTAGTCCTCTCGACGAAATAAATAATTACTCAACGGATAAAAGTGCGGATTCATCGTCAAAAGTACCGGGCACAACTGGCGGACTTGCAGATCGGATGAAAGATGCTGTACAAAATGTTGATTACGGAAAAATGGCAGAGGGTGAGACAGTCCTTGACAAAATTAGCAAATCAGCTGAAAAACTCGCGAAGCTCCTTAAAAAGCTCTGGAAGCCATTTCAGGACGCTTGGAAAAAAGAGGGTAAGAATACTATTGATGCGGCACAGATTGCTCTATCTGGAATTGCGAAGCTTGCTAAGAGTGTAGGCAGGAGTCTCATGGAAGTCTGGACAAACGGTACAGGTACGACAATGCTTACAACCATGCTAAGGATTGCTCAGAACGTGCTTAAAACTATTGGGAATATTGCATCCGGTTTTGCCGACGCGTGGAATAAGAACAATGTCGGAACGCAGATTATACAGAACATCGCAGATGCTCTTGTGGTGGTTATGCAGTTCATTGAGAGGATTGCCGCAGATACGGCAACGTGGGCGGCAAACTTAGATTTCTATCCGCTGTTAGAATCTATCAGTAATCTGACAAGTGCATTTGCACCAATTCTGGAATCCATTGGAAATGTTCTTGAATGGATTTACAATAACATCGTTCTTCCGATGTTGAAATGGGTTATTGAGGTAGGACTTCCGACAGTGATTAATTTAGTCGCAAAAGTAGCAACTTTTCTTGCTGATCATCAGTCGATTGTTGAAGCGTTCGGCGCAGCCCTAATCGGAGCGTTCGCGGCAGCAAAGATTGCAGAATTAGCATCGGGAGTTATCAAAAGTGCATCTGGAATAGCTACAGCCGTAAAAGGACTTATCGCGTTAATGACTGGTACTGGCGGAATCATGGGTGGAATCAAGGCCATTGCGACAGCAATCGGTACTGGCGGGATTTTCGCGATCGCAGTCGGTGCTGCTATAGCAATCGGAGTTTTGCTGTACAAAAACTGGGATGAAATATGCGCGGCAGCAACAAAATTAAAAGACTGGGTTGTTGAAAAGACTCGTGAATTGTCAGAATCAGCAACACGTACATTAAGCAATTTGAAAGAAAAGATAGCTAATGTTTGGAATATTATTAAAACATCAACATCTACTACTTGGAATGCAATCAAAAAGACACTTTCTGGCCTTTGGAACTCTCTTAAATCCACAGCCAGCACAGTATTTAATGCAATTAAAACTAAAGTTGTAGGCGTATGGGACAGCGTAAAGAACAAGACATCAAAAACATGGGAAAACGTAGCTACGTTCGTATCTAATAAAGTAGAAGCGATAAAAAATGCTATCACTAATAAGTTTAATGCCGCCAGAGATGCAGTCAGATCTGCGTTTGAAGGCATTGTGGATTTTATTAAAGCTCCGATCAATCAAGCAATCAGCATTGTTAATAATGCAGTTGGAATGATTAATAATGCAATTGGTGGAATTGAATCTGCATTTTCCTTTGGACCCTGGACTGTTCCAACACCGTTTGGTTCAAAGACTATTGGATTTCATGCGACATTTCCACGTATCGGAACTATCCCATATCTGGCCAGTGGCGCAGTTATTCCGCCAAGGTCAGAATTCCTTGCGGTATTAGGTGACCAGAAGAAAGGAAATAACCTGGAAGCACCGGAAAGCCTATTACGGCAGATCGTCCGGGAAGAGTCAGGAAAAGGGCAGGGAGATGGAAATACCTACAATGTTACAGTTAATGCATCTGGCAGAAAACTGTTAGATATTATTATCAGTGAAGCTGAAATGAGAAGAAACCGGAATGGGAAGAACCCATTTGAGTTAGCGTAAGGAGAAGAATATGCCGCAGGAACAATTTAAAATAGACAACGTTGTTATAAGAGCACCGGACAGCTACAAGCCGGTGTTCGCAACCACTTCTACGGAAGATTCTAAAAGAAGTCAGGATTTGATTATGCACAATACACCAATGGGAACAATTGGTGGGTATGACATGCAATGGGGCGAGCTTACATGGGCTGAAATAGCAACCATACTAAATACTGTACTTAACAAGAGCCAATTTACATTCCACCACAAAGACCCAACTGTTCCGGGAAGATGGATAGACAGAACATTCTACGCATCAAATTTTAATATGGCTGCGCAAACTTTGAAAGACGGGGAAGAAAAGTGGACGGATTTGTCTATTAATGTAAGGAGGATTGAGCCGATTTGATAAATGTATCTACTCAGTTGAAGAAAGAATCTCTTACAAACAGAAATTATTACGTGACAGCAAATGTTACATTGTCAAATGGTACAACTCTTAAGCTAGGCAAAAAAGACTTTTATCTGTCTGGAAATAGTCTCGTAGATTCAGCAGACTCTGGGGACTTCCCGGTGGGTGTAGCAATAGAAAAAACGGCAAGTTTATCATTGGTAAATGATGACGGGCGCTTTGACGGATATAATTTTAACGCCGCAAGGTTTGTTATCTTTCTCAATGTGCAGTTATCCGACAGGATAGAAGCTATAAAGAGAGGTACTTACATTGTGTCGAAAAAGCCTGCAACGGCGAGCGAAATAAGTCTTTCTCTCTTAGATAAAATGCACAATGCTGATAAGACATATGATTCTAACCTGTCTTTTCCTTGTACAGTCAAGGAACTGCTCTCAGAATGCTGCCAGCAATGTGGAATCACTCTTGGAGATGCAATGTTTCCAAATGCGGACTTTCAGATTCAGAAAGTGCCATCTAATGCGACATACCGTACAGTAATCGGAATGTGTGCCGGGATAGTCGGTGGAAATGCAAGAATTGATGAAAATGACTTACTCAGGATTATTACGTTTGATAAGACATTTACCAATACGACTATTTACGATGGTGGAGCAGTAAAGAACTGGACAAACGGTGATGATCTGGATGGTGGCACACTTAATCCGTGGACGACAGGGACTGTGATTGATGGTGGTACGTTAAGTAATAACGATTATCACGCGTTATTTTCAATTCAGAATCTACAATATGACGTAGACGATGTCATTGTAACAGGCGTCAAATACGTAGAAGATGAGACCGAATATATGTCAGGTCAGGACGGCTATGTGATTACTATTGACAATCAGCTATTGTCGGGCAATGCACAGGCAGGAGTCGAAGCTATTGGAAATCAATTAATCGGTTTGCGAATGCGTCCTTTCTCATGTGACGGAATTGCCAACGGATACGCCACTTTCGGCGATCCAGTCGAATTTATTGACACAAAGAATCGTGTCTTTAGATCGTTTGTGACAGATATAGAGTTCGTGTTCGGCGGTTCAACATCATGGAGTTGTAGCGCAAAGAGTGCTGAAGAAGATGCAAGCGAGTTTATTGGTGATCAGCAAACAGCGGTAGAGCAGTCAAAAAAAGATATAGAAAAGAAACTATCTGCCTATGACGTAAAGCTCAAACAAATGAACGAGCTTGCAGCAAACACGCTAGGTTTCTTCTATACAGAGGAAATACAAGAAGATGATTCCGTAATTACGTACCGGCATGATAAACCTACACTTGCTGATTCTAAAGTAATTTATAAGACAGGTGTCGATGGATTCTTTTTGTCAGTAGATGGGGGTCAGACATGGAAAGCCGGCTTTGATAGTAATGGAGATGCCGTTCTGAATATTCTCTATGCCATCGGTATTCAATCAGAATGGATTAATACAAGAGGCTTCACAGCGAAAGATAATAACGGGAATACGACATTAAGAATAGATGCCGACACAGGTGCTGTCACATTAGAAGTTGAAAACTTTACCCTGAAAAGCAGAACTATTGAACAAATTGCCAAGGACGTTGTGGATGGGTCAGTTCGTAATGTGACTATCCCGAACTATTATGGCACGTATACACCAACATTGCAGAATTATCCGGCATCTGAGTGGAAAAGTGAAGAATATGAAAAGCATGACGGCTCGATATTCATGAACTTCTCTACAAGCCAGGTATATATGTTTTCTGGGACTGATGGCGCTTGGCGGGAACTGGACGCTGAAAAAATTGTCAATTTTGAAAGAGTTTTTAACGCTTTAACGGATAACGGTAAGCAAGAGGGAATTTATATGCAGAACGGACATCTGTATATAAATGCTTCCTATATTAAGTCCGGCCAGATTTCAGCTGATTTAATTAGCTTGAAAAACATTAATGTTACAAACAGTTCTGGAACATCAACATTTGCGATTGATAACTACGGAAATGTTACGCTCAGACCTGATACATTTGTATTAACAAATGGTGATACAATATATAGTGTTGCGGAAGACAAAGCTTCGACAGCGCTATCAAGTGCAAACAGCTATACAGATAAAGCGCTCAGTGATCTCGACATAGGAAAAATGTCCAAGCAAGAGATTATTAATGTGCTAAGCGATAACAGCAGCAATAAAGGCCTGTATCTATCAAATGGCAATGTGTACATGAATGCCGATTATATTAACACAGGCGAATTAGCAGGATGGAAAGTTGGAATTAAAAAGCTTTCAGCAAGTGGCACGTATGGAGAAGTAATACTAGATGCTTCAACTGGAGAGATCTATTCAGAGACGAATACAGGAATATATGTACCGGGGTACGGGACATTGTATGGAACGCGTATTAGAGGAATCAATCTTTATACAGGAACCGTACATGCAAGTTCAGCCTCGTTTAATAAAAGCGTTTCGGCGAGCAGCGTTTCGGCGAGCAGCGTTTCGGCATCAAAAAAAGTTACAGCAGGTACACATATAGAAGCCAGTGGCCATTTCTATAGCATCGGAACGGGAACAGACCTTGCAGATTTAAGTGTCCGAGGAACAAAGAAAAGAATCCTTCCAACAAAAAACTATGGTACGCAGGCATTTTATTGTTATGAAATGGCGTCCCCCATGTTCGGAGACATCGGAGAAGCATCCGTATTGGAAGACGGCACATGCCTGATAGACATAGATGATATATTCCAAGAATCTACCAATGTAAGGATTGAATATTATGTGTTTTTACAAAAGGAAGGAGATGGAGATTGTTGGGTAGATAAAAAAGAGCAGACATATTTCACTGTAAAAGGTACTCCGGGGCTTAAATTTGCATTTGAAATCAAAGCGCGGCAGGCTGACTATGAACACATGCGTTTTGCTGACGCAAGCGAAGCAGCCTACGACAGGGCAATAGACACAGACATGCCAGAACCAGACTACAGTGAAAGCCTTGAAGTATCAGAACCAGATTATGAAAAAGAACTTCTTAATAACAGGGAAAAAATTATTGACGAAATGGGGAAAATATCATGAAAAAAATTTTAACAAGTTTTATGAATCTTAGTACTGGAGAGGGAAGCCGCATTGCTTACACCTATTCAGAAGTAGACGAAAACACAGGAAGTATCATCAGCCAGAACAATAAAGGCAATTTCCTTGTAATGGATGACGATGTACAGAAAAATCTTGATTCTGCAAAGAATTACATAAGGAATAATTTCCTTTTATAAGGAGGTAAGTCTAATATGGCCAATACATACACAATACAATTCCGGCGCGGTATGTACTCCGATTTTGATACGTCGAAAATTCGTCCCGGAGAGCCCGTTGCGATTCTTGGCAATGACCCTTCTGTTCCATCTGGCAAAGCCTTATACATTGCATTTGCGGCTAATGATGTAAGACGATTGTGTTCCATTGAGGATATTTCAGAGATGGTCAATGCCGGAGAATTTGTTGGTCCACAAGGACCCAAAGGTGAAAAAGGAGAGCGAGGAGAAAAAGGCGCAGAGGGTCCTACTGGTCCACAGGGTCCAAAAGGTGAAAAAGGAGATAAAGGTGACCCGGGAGAAAAGGGCGTGGATGGCACCGTAGCATTTGAATCGCTGACACCTGAGCAGAAAGAATCGCTAAGGGGCATCTCTATCACGGCGGTTAGTATCGACACAAATGGAAATTTGACAATAACATTTTCAGATGGCGATAGTGAAAATGTTGGAAATATTATAGGGCCTCAAGGGCCGCAGGGTCCAAAAGGTGATAAAGGAGATGTCGGACCAGTGGGTCCGCAGGGTCCACGAGGAGAAAAAGGTGAGCAAGGAAATGATGGAACATCTCTTAATATCCTTGGCACAAAAGAATCTGAGGCAGACCTCCCCCTGAGTGCAGAGAAGAACGACGCGTATTTAATAAATGGAGAAATGTGGGTTTTTGACGGCACGAATTGGAACAATGCTGGCAAGATTCAAGGGCCGCAAGGTCCACAGGGACCAGTTGGTCCGCAAGGGCCAAAGGGTGACCCAGGGCCGCAGGGCATAAAAGGAGACCCAGGAGAAAAAGGAGAGCAAGGAGCGCAGGGTCTAAAAGGCGATACTGGGCCGCAAGGTGAACAAGGCCCAGTTGGCCCAAAAGGTGAGCAGGGAGATACTGGCGCGCGAGGAATCACATTTACTCCTGTTGTAGACAGCAAAGGAAATATAAGCTGGAGTAATGACGGAGGACTTGAAAACCCCCAGACAGTAAATATTACCGGGCCGAAAGGTGATACAGGCGCAAAAGGAGATGTTGGACCACAAGGAGAAAAGGGAGAGACTGGAGATGCCGGGCCTAAAGGAGACAAGGGCACTACATTCGTGCCAGACGTAGACACCGACGGAAATTTGAGCTGGAGTAATGCTGATGGAGTTGCCAATCCTGAAACAGTAAACATCAAAGGTCCTAAGGGAGACAAAGGAAGTGATGCGACTGTCCCGATTGCTACAACCGAAACTCTTGGTAAGGTCAAACCTGATGGCAAGACAACATTCATAGATGCAGACGGAACACTCCACGCAAAAGGCGGTGGCACAACCGTCACTCCCAAACCCGTAAACAATCCAAGTATTGAGAACGCAAACGCATCTGTCACGATCAAGTGGCAAGACCCTGAAAACACAGTAATCAATGGTTCAACATTCTCTACATGGGCTGGTACAAAACTTGTAATGAAAAAAACAGGTTATCCTGCAAACCCAGATGACGGAACGCTTGTGGTTGATAATACAGTTCGTGACAAATACAAAACCGCAGGATATACAGTCACAGGGCTGACAAATGGCAAGAAATATTACTTCGCACTGTTCCCATATTCTACCGATGGCGTATACAACTACGATGCAGGAAACAGACTCCTCGGAGAGCCAGAGGATTTAAAGATTGTCGCATTTGCTGATGGAACAGATGCGGAAATTGAAAAGATGATTGAAGCACATTACGCAGGTAAAATCAACATTGGTGATTATTGGGCGGTTGGTGACAAGAGAACAATCCATCACAACGCAATGGCTGCAACGGGCGTAAGTGAGTCGCACAAAGCGAATGATTACATTTATGTAATTATCGGAATCGAACATGATGATTTAGTGACTGCTATCAATGGCAAGACCAAAGCTGCTATTACAATTCAGACAGAACGTATGCTGTATTTAGACACTACGACAGAATATAATAGTTCTTATGATACATCACATGAATGTGGTTATATGAACAGTTCAAACACGAATAGCGGTGGTTGGGGGTACTGCGATAGGCATACATGGTGCAATAATGTGTACAAGAAATGTTTACCTACTTATATTCAGAATATGATGAAACAAGTTAGAAAACTGACTTCGGAAGGTAGCCAAAGTAACACAATTAAAACATCTAACGACTATGCGTTTTTACCTTCTGAAATTGAGATTTTTGGCAGTACAACGCATTCTTTTGCAGGAGAAGGAAAACAGTATCAATATTTCAAGAATGCGACTGCAAACAGATATAAGAAACCACGTTATAGTAGTGCCTATGTATCTGGCCAGTATTGGACACGTTCGCCTTACTCTAGCGGCAGCGATTCCTTCTGTGGTGTGGGCAGAGGCGGGAGTGCGAACGCCGACAGTGCCAGTAACACTGGTGGCATTGACCCTTGCTTATGTATCTAAAATCCTAGCAAATTAACGAATTATTTATAGCCGAATGGCTAAGAACAGGAGGTGCATATGGATAAAAAAGAAATTACAAATATCTACAAAGCAATTAACAGAGTTTCAAACAGACTGAATGACATGTCTGAAAAGTTGGATTTTGTCATGCAGATGCTTAATGCGGAATCTAATCGTAAAATTCTAATTAATGGTGATGGCATTGACGGTCTGGCTGAACTTGTATCAACGCATGATTCGGCACTTGACGAACTTGCTACATTAGTTGCAACAATCGGAGGTAAGAATAATGGTTAAATTTTTCGAAGAACGAGTAATCAATGGGCTGAAAAAATGGACAGATGTTCCTGAGCTGTGGGATAAGAAGGTAATTGAAAGACTTCAAAAGGATGGCTATGTATTGAATGAGGACGGGACAGTAACAGAATCAAAACCAGGAATAGTGAAATAAAATACGTGCAAGGGAGAAAATATGGAAATTAAAGGAATTGACGTATCATCTTATCAGAGTAAGCCAGACTGGGCGAAAGTATCGAATTCTGAAATTAAGTTTGCAATATTGAGAATCCATCAAAAATCTGGAACCGATTCCTCTTTTGAGCATAACTACAAAGGATGCAAGTCAAATGGAATCCTTGTCGGCGGATATAAATACAGTTACGCTCTGACACCGGCACAGGCAATTGATGAAGCTGAGAGCGTAATTTCTGTTCTTGGCGGACGCGGAATGGACTTTCCAATCTTCTACGACCTTGAATGGAGTCAGCAGAGAAACCTTGGAAAACAGGCGATTGAGAATATTGCAGTAGCATTTCTGACCAGAATCAAAAAAGCCGGTTATAAGGTCGGTATCTACTGCAATCTTGATTGGTATAATAACGTTCTGTCAGACACCCTGAAAAAGTACGATTGCTGGATTGCTCGTTATCCGGCTAGTGATAATGGCTCTGTACAGGAAAGATTGCGTCCATCTGTTGGTGTAGGCTGGCAGTATTCCAGTAGAGGAAAAGTATCCGGCATTAGTGGTAACGTTGACATGGATGCATTCTATAAGGATTACAAAGAGGAGGTTTCTGCAATGGATAAAGCTATTGAAAAAGTGATTCTCATTGCAAAAAATGAGATTGGATACCTTGAAAAGAAGAATAATAGTCAGCTCGACAGTAAGACTGCAAACGCCGGTTCGAACAACTATACGAAGTACTGGCGAGACATTAAGCCATCATATCAAGGGCAGCCTTGGTGCGCAGCATTCGTGAGTTGGTGTTTTATGGAAGCATTCGGACAAGAGAAGGCAAAGAAACTGCTGAAGCACTGGCCTTATGTTTACTGCCCAACACTCGGCAATCTGTTTACAAGGAACGCTAATCCAAAGATCGGTGATATTGTAATTTTTTATCATAATGGAACTTTCACCCATACTGGCATCGTAACGGCCGTAATCGGAGACAGGTTCTATACCATCGAGGGGAATACTTCTGGTGCATCTGGAATTATTGCAAATGGTGGCGGTGTCTGCGCAAAGAGTTATCTTAACAGTCAGATGCCCGGAACTAAGTTCTGTACACCTGATTATAGTATTGTATCCGATGCATCCGCACCCGTAAAACCTGAGAATACATCATCTAATACTGCACAGACAGGAGAGGAATATATGTTTGAACCAAAAACTGTAAAAGCAGGAGACAAAAATACATCCGTGCTTCTCTTACAGGAAATATTAAGAGCCAGAGGCTTTAAAGGCAAAAACGGCAAAGCCCTGAAACTTACATGGACAGCAGATGCAAACACGATTTACGCTCTGAAAGCTTATCAGGAATTCAGAAAAGAAGTTCTGGAAGTGGATGGAATCTGTGGACCCGCCACATGGAAAGATTTGATTGCCATATAAAAACATCCCGGGGTTAATTCCCCGGGAACTTTATTTATAAACATATTTAGTATCATTCCGGAAATTTTAGACTGTTATCGTTAGTCACACGTTAGTCACAAATAAAAATATTGTTTCCTAATATAATAGTGGCAAAAACACTGTATTTACAGGCATTTGCGCATTCTTCTAAATTCCATTTGTTAGTCACAATCAATAAAATTAGAATAATGAAAATGAAATGTGGGAAATCCTTGCAAAATCGCTGAAAACGTTGATTTTAATAGGGTTTCCGGCATTTCGATAATGATATTTCGGTTATTTTAGAAAGATTAAAATGGGTTCCGTTAGTCACAGTTAGTCACAAATGGAACTTTTATCTTTTCTATTTCTGTCCGAAGTTCTTCCAGTGTCCTATGTCCGTACACAGCGTTTGTAACATCTCCGCCAAAGGAGTGGCCTAGCATTCGTTTTCGGTCATTCTCCCGGACACCGTATTTTTCGCATAAAGCAGAAAAGGTGTGCCGACAATCGTGCGGCGTGTGCTTCGGATTACCGACTATTCCTAAACGTTCCAGTGTAGGATAGAACAATGCTTTTCTGTGATGCTGCTGAGTATACACGCATAATTTTCCATCTTGTGTCAGTACTTTCTGTTCGACAAAATGATATACGGCAGGATGTATCGGGACAATTCTGTTTTTACCGGCTTTTGTTTTAATGCCGCCTTGAAAGTATTTTTCTTCCAAGTTAGTTGTGAGTTTTAGCACTTCACCAATTCGCCATCCAGAATAGCACATGATAAGAATGAGCTGCACTTCTGGATCGTCGGTATTATTCCACAACACTTGCATCTCCTGATCAGAAAATGGCGTTCCATGTTCGGTGTCATTATCAGCATTGACATGGACATATAACGCCTTATTTTCCGTTACGATTTCTGAGTATACGGCATATTTGTACATCTGCTTGAATAGAGTTAAAATAGCCATCTGGCTTTGCTTTTTCAGCTTGCAATCATCAATAACCTTTTGCATATCAGGAGCCTTTAAATCTTCGAATATGCGATTGTGCAGAACGGTGCAGTTCGTGTAAGCCGTCCGATATGCTTCCTTTGAACTGTATGACAGTTTTGTCCCATTTGGGAACTTCCACGCATAAAACTGTTTATATACCTCTGAGAACGTCAATTTCTTGATTTCCGGGTGCTTATCCTCTACACCCTTGATTGTATTGTAGTCGGCAATCAAGCGGCTTATAAGAGTGTCTATGTCGGTTGTGGGGGATGCCTCAAGAGTCCGCTCCATGCCTGGTTGATACGTGCCGGCTTTGTAAGCTGTCAGGACAGTAAAGCCTTTTATCCAGTCATCCACGTAGCAGATCGCCGGCGGACGTTTTAGCTTGCCAGTATCGTCCGGTGTAGCTGGTGGATGCACTGCGAAACAGTTTCTCCGGTTCTTGCCAAGGTACCGGATAGAGCCGAAGTTATTTGGCAACTTTGGATATTTCTTTCTTTTCTTCGCCATTTTTATTCCTCTTTTCTTTATGTAGCTGCTTTAGGTATAAAAATAACAGCCGAACAAATTTTCTGGGTTGTTCGACTGCTCCGAAGATGATACAATATGTTTGCCAGAATATTACATTTCTTCGGAGATGTATAAACGCCGTCCCGGTACGCCAATGCCGGGGCGGTTTTTATTTTATTCTATTTCTTCAATATCAAGAGAATATCCAAGAACTTCTCCAACGTCTGTGCATTTTCCTTTTAAAGTAACGGTGTCGCCCTTTGACATAGATGCTATTTTAGATTTTTGATCGTCGCTCTTGATGTAACACTGGACTCCAATAATCTCAAAATCTCCATCAGCCATAAGGTCAATATATTTTCCGGCTGCATCAATGTTACTGAGCTTTCCGGTGATCTCAAGATGTTTGCCTTTGTATTTATCAGATGCACCCATTGCATTACTGTCAAGATCAGACATCATATCATTGACTGATACGGCTGTATATTCAATTGGTGTAGGTGTATCAACTTCTTTTGTAGATTCCGTCTTTGCAGATGTGCTGGAAGTGGATGTAGTACCTGAATCCGAATTTCCGCCAACGGCACCGATAACACCAACGGCGACAACCGCTAAAACTACCCATTTAAGTTTTCCACCTTTTTTCTTGCTCATAGAATTGCTCCTCCTAATAGCTTTATTCGCCACGCTTCGCACTTTTTATGCGGATTATGTATTTTGTACCGCTGATTTTGCAACATTATGTAAAGTACGGTTATATGTGGTATTTTTATTTTATCATTTTAAGAGCATATTGTAAAGATTTAGAACGAAATAGAGTGATTTAGATGAAAAAGAAATGTTTTTTTCTATAAAATAGTGAGAGTTCATGTATATCATTGGCAGTTGCCAAGAGTCGGAATAGATGGTATAATAGCAAAAACGAACTAATGTTCGGTTCTATTTCCCACAGCCGAACATATACTGTAGTGTAGGTGGTAGTTATGACAGGGAGGGTTATTATGGATTATAAGAAAGAGATTATTGAGATGATACAGAAAATACATAGTGAATCAATGATAAAATTTATTTACGGGTGTGTAAAAAGGGCTTATAAGGAAGAAAGGGCAGGAAAATGATTCCTACCCTTGTGTTTTAGAAAATAAACTTCTCAAAAAAATCACATAACAAATCTTTTTTATCGGGCGGCAGGTTATCGTATTCAAGAATTATTCTTTTGAAACGAGGGTCTGACTGCTCGATTTTTGTAACTACATCTCCAAATTCAATATCAGGGTCTTGATTCTCTTTTAAATCTGTCAAATCTGACATTCTTATTCGGAAATAATCGGCTAAGGCTCTAATCTTTCCGGTTCCCGGCATCGAATTGCCTTTGCACCACATATTAAATGTAGATGCGTTTGTTCCAATGGCTTCAGCGATTTCCTTTTGCTGTTTCCCACTTCTTGAAATGTACTTATTAAGATTATTCGAGAAGATCTTTTTCTGCTCTTCAGTTGTCATGGTCGTCATGATTCTTTTCCTCCTTACATTTTGTATTGTACATCATATTTATAAAAAATTCAATAGTTAATTCAATTATTTTGAATTTTGGTGTTGACAATTCAATACAGTTGAATTATAATAAGCTCAGAAGTTAAGAAAGGAGATGAGCAAATGCCAAAAATTTCATTAGAAGCTGTTCGAGTAAACGCAGGATGCAATCAGAAAGAATGGGCTGAAATATTCGGTATTTCCAATGCAACTGTAGTTAATTGGGAAAAAGGAAAAACAGAGCCGACATTATCACAGCTCAGAAAAATGAGTGAGCTTTCTGGAATTCCTATGGACTTTATTTTTGTGCCAAATAACTTCAATTAAATTGAATTAGAAAGGAGCATAAATGGACGCATTACAATTTAATAAAGCCGTCAGTCAGCACTGCAAAGAATCTGGTGGAGACTGTTGCAAATGTGACCTTCGGCTTTACTGTTACCTATCGCCAAGTGAGCGACCAGATGAGTTAGTGAGCCTGGTTATTGATTTTTTGCATAACCACATTGAAAACCATGATCATTATACCCATCACAGTGCGGCTTCATTTCCGTGTATTGATGATATGGACATGAGCACCGCAGTAGGTGGCGACCGCTATCAGAAACCTCATACTCTTCATAAACAGTCACGTGTTTGTGAATCTTGTGGCAATGATACAGTCGTGTAATTGTTTCAACCATATAATTCCCCTTTCGTTATACTCGGCATGTCGGTGCCTGTAAATGCATTATAGGTAGAGGGGAAAGGAAATACAATAGGTTGAATAAAAATCGTATTAAGAGATAAAAGCAAAGTAAGGAGGTAAAAAATATGAAACGCCATCCGATTATGGAATATGTGATTCCAGCAATTGTAGCAAGTGTGACAACAGTTTTAATCCGTTTAGTGCTAGGGTGGTAAGAATTGAAGCAATAATGAAAGGAGTAAATATATGAGCGAAGTTGATGCTTACATCAAGGAAAATACAAGGAGGAAAACCAATCAATGAAAAAATTCGAACTGACAGCAGAGTCAAAAATCAACATCTTTGGAAAGAAGCTTTTCCGTATCAAGGCGCTTATATCATTTGGAGATGTAGAAGAGGGAGAAACTGGTGGGTGGATTGAGAAAGAGGAAAACCTTGAACAGTCCTCCGGCGATGCATGGGTCTCCGGCGATGCAGAGGTCTACGGCAATGCAAGGGTCTACGGCAATGCAGAGGTCTACGGCAATGCAAGGGTCTCCGGCAATGCAAGGGTCTCCGGCGATGCAGGGGTCTCCGGCAATGCATGGGTCTACGGCGATGCAGAGGTCTCCGGCGATGCATGGGTCTACGGCGATGCAGAGGTCTCCGGCGATGCATGGGTCTCCGGCGATGCAGAGGTCTACGGCGATGCAGAGGTCTCCGGCAATGCAAGGGTCTACGGCAATGCAAGGGTCTACGGCAATGCAGAGGTCTCCGGCAATGCAAGGGTCTCCGGCGATGCAGGGGTCTCCGGCGATGCAGAGGTCTACGGCAATGCAAGGGTCTCCGGCAATGCAGAGGTCTACGGCAATGCAGACTATACAACCATTCATGGTTTCGGCACTCAGTTCCGTACAACTACATTCTTTCAGTGCAAAGATAAGCAGATCAGAGTATCTTGCGGTTGTTTCTTAGGAACAATTCCAGAGTTCCGCGAACAGGTAAAAAATACCAGAGAGGGCAAAATTGCGGAAGAGTACCTTATGATTGCCGACCTGATGGAAAAGCATTTTGTAAAAGAAAAAGAAAGTGGTGAATAATTATGACCCCAGAAGAAGTAAACCTTTACGTCAAAGAAAATGCAGAAGTTCATCAGTTCGCTGCAGAGGTTGCAAGAATCATATCAGGCATTCCACAGATGCCGGAATTCTCGTCAGAAATTCTGACCGTAGCCGACGCGAGCCAATTGATCGGACTTCCTGTAACAGCAATCCGGGCAGGGATTGTGTACGGATGGTTGCCAATTGGAGTGGCTGTGCAGAATAACAAGTCAGCAAAAAGCCTTTCCGGTGGACGAATTACATACATCATAAGCCCTAGGAAAGTCTATGAAGTGACTGGTCATGTCTGGAAAGGCAAAGCTGCTCTTAATAAGTAGGTGCTCCGGAGGGAGCTGGAACCTCCACCCCGGAGCTTGCATCTACTAAATCGCGCTTAGTAGATACAGGTTAATTATAAGCCTCTATCTGCTAATTGTAAAGACAAATAAGAAAAAATAAGGAGAAATTAGCACGATATGAGTGAAATTAAAAGCGAAAGCCAGCCAACATGGGCTGACATCGAAGTAGCACTTGCGACTGAAATTGTCGAAGAAAGTAAGAAAAAGTCAAGAAAGTGGTTTACCGCATGGATTGTAACAGCCGCCGCACTGGTAGCGAGCAACCTTGCGTGGATTGCAGGAGAAATGAAATAAAATGAAAGAGTATATGCTAATTGCTGTTTGTATGCTTGCCGGGAAATATGTAGATATACCTATTTGGCTGAACATCTTTTTCGGTATCTCGGCAGCATGGGCGGTGCGCCAGATGAAAACAGACTGGCAGTAGGAAATAAGGAGGATAAGAAGATGTTTGAGAAAGAGATTGATGAAATTTATGAACTTTGTAAAAGAGTTGTGAACGAAGTTCCGACAGCAAATATCACCTTTGATTTTTCGGGCTACGGTTTGGGAGTAAGAGGGGTTAAAAGGGAAGAAGATGTTCTCCTTCTCAAAGACAAATTTGAATGGGATTTGTACCAAAACGTATCTTTTAACCCATTTTATGAGAATGCAAGTCGCGAAAGTCTCAGAATAATCAAAGCTTTCTTGTTGGAACTTCTGATAGATGGGAAGTGTCCAAATGAGTAAGCAGATAGCAATTATGAAACTTCTTCCCAGTCTGGAGATAGCAGGATGTATTAATGAACTGCTCAGAGAGCTTCAATCCAGAGGTGATTACATTCTGGATTATGAAAACTGCGATATGTCTCTGGACCATGTGGAGTACCACAAAGCCGAAGATATCGACGGAGAGAAGTTCGGAGATGCATCAGACAACCTGTACTGTTTTTTCAAGGCGGTGTGAACATGGACGAGAGGATTAATGAGGTTCTGAGATTGATTGATATACAGCTTGCCACAGTCCCGGATAACCCCATTGAAGAATCATACAAGGCAAGAACATTGGCGAGCTACGTACAGGCTCTAAATGGGATTTTAACGGCTCAGAAATCATATAAGGAGGAAAGTATCAGTGAGTGAATTTGAAATCCGTATTCCGGCAAGAAAGAAACAGCCAGCAACTGATAAGGACAACCCGGTCGTGAAAGTTTCGCCAGAAGCATACAACGCACTGGTTGAAATCTATAACGAATCAACCATTTCTATGAAGGATATCGCGAGTTTGCTGATTGTTGAGGGCAGCAAGCATGTGGTTTATGACAAGGAGGAATAGTAATGGCAACACCCGTATTAATTATTGGAAAATCTGGTTCTGGCAAGAGCACCAGTCTTAGAAACTGCCAGAATGAACATTGGAATCTTATTAGAGTATTGAATAAACCGCTTCCGTTTAAAGGAAAGATTGACGGATGGTTTACAGATGATTACCAACAGGTAATGAAGTGTCTGATCGCATCAAAAGCGGAGTCAATTGTGATTGATGATGCAGGATATCTTATTACGAATCATTTCATGAAGGGACACGCTTCTGCCGGAAAAGGCAATGCAGTGTTCGCTCTGTACAATGATATTGGAGACTATTTCTGGAATCTTATCCAGTTCATTGTAACAAAAGTACCGCAGAATAAAATTGTTTACCTTATGATGCATGAGGAAAAAGATGACTCCGGGGAAGTAAAGCCTAAGACAATTGGTAAGCTTCTGGACGAAAAAGTTTGCATCGAGGGCATGTTTACCATCGTTCTTCGATGCATCGAAGAGAGTGGAAAGCACTTATTTGTCACTCAGTCCAGTCAGGGAGCGGTAAGTAAGTCCCCGATCGGGATGTTTGACAGTTTAACTATTGATAACGACCTTGCAGAAGTTGACAAGGTTATCAGAGATTATTATGAATTAGGAGGAACAGACAATGCAGAAACCAAATAATTACGATACTACACAGGCAGCAGGAGAATTTGAACCAATTAAGCTTGGTGGTCATAAGATGGTAATTAAGCAGATATCAGAGAAAAAAACACAGGGTGGACTCGATATGCTCGTTATCTTGTTTGATTTCGCAGAAGGAGACGAACAGGCCGGCTATTTCATGAAACAGTTTGAGAACGATATCCGTCCAGACAAGAAATATCCGAATGCAGGTACTAATTACATGGTTATTGATGAGGGTGTAGATTATGGTGTCCGTAACCTTAAAACATTTATCACATGCGTAGAAAAATCAAATCCGGGATTTGCCGTTAAGTGGGGCGATAACTTCGGGCAGCAGTTTAAAGGAAAGCTGATCGGTGGAATCTTCCGTCTTGAAAAAGACTGGTACGATAACAAAGAAGTAAAACGTCACAAGCTTGCATGGTTCCGAAGTATTGAGGGAATTAAGGATGCAGATATCCCAGAAGAGCGTACCACAAAAGCCTATGACGATCATCTGAAAGAAGAAGCTATCATGGGAGCAAATCCGTCAGGTACGGACTTTATGAGTATTCCAGACAGCGTGGCAGATGATGTCCTTCCGTTCAATTAAAAGGATGTGTTTTTAATGGTTATACAAGCAGACACAAGAGAACACAAAAAGGAATGGGAACGGATTCAAAAACAGTTTGATGACCTTGGAGTGCAGTATTTCAGATCAAAGTTATATTGTGGAGATTATCAGTCGCTTGACAACGCAAAGCTCTGTATTGACCGTAAGAAGGATTTACAAGAGCTTTGTGGAAATGTCTGTCAACAACATGAAAGATTCAAGGCAGAACTTATCAGGGCACGTGAAGCCGGTATTCAGCTGATTATCCTATGTGAGCATGGACCAGATATTAAATCAGTTGGCGATGTGTATTTTTGGGAGAACCCAAGGAAACACAAAGTTATCTGGAGGACGATAAACGGCAAAAAAGTAAAGACTGTAATCTCTGACAAGGCTGTTGATGGCTGCCAGTTGTATAAATCTCTCTGCACAATCAGAGATAGATACGGAGTCCGATTTGAATTCTGCACGAAAGAAGAAACTGGGCGGCGGATCGTGGAGCTGCTGTCATGACTAAGGGAGAAATCAAACAGTCAGTAAAAATGCCAGAAATTCTCTCCAGGTACGGGCTAAGGCCGAATAGAGCAGGATTTATATGTTGCCCTTTTCACAAGGAAAAGTCAGCGTCCTGCAAAATCTACGATGATTCCTTTTACTGTTTCGGCTGTGGAACTGGCGGTGATGTGTTTGATTTTGTGATGCAATACGAATCCGTCCCTTTTAGTACGGCGTTTATTGAGCTGGGTGGCACTTATATATCAAAAAAAGGTAAAAGCCGCAACCAGATCAGACATGAAATGCGAGATATTAAATCAAAAAAACACAACCCTGTTCAGGATCCTAATGAGATTGAGCAGGTAGAAAAGAACATACTTATGTACGAAACAGCACTAAAAACGTTCCCTCCTGATTCAGAAGAGTGGTATATGTGCCAGTTTAATCTTGAGAAAGAAAAAAGCAGATACGAAATGTTATCAGCTAAGTCAGGAGGTGAGAAAAATTCTTGAAAATATTGAAAACTTACAGGCACAAGACTTTATGGAAAAGCAGTTGTATGAAGAGCTTTTTTCAGTAAAAAGTAAAATTGACCGCTCAGAAATCAAGTTTAAGCTGATGGACCGGGCAAAAAGTGTGAAAGCGAAGCATATAGCAGAAGAGTTCATAAAGGAATTCCAGAAAGCAGAACAGGAAAAGGAAAAAGAAGAAAAAGTAAATCGTTCTATGCAGTTAGTTGAAAACATCACAAACTTTTATCCTGATTCTGTTGATAAGGAATATCCTAACATGGCTTGTGGTAGCTGGATAGCTACAGAGAACGGAATATTTTCCTCTGAAACATCTAAGGCAAGAGAACTTGTATGTCACCACCCGATCATGCCGATACGTCGTCTAAAAAACATCGAGACAGGAGAGGAACAGATCACGGTGGCTTTTAAAAGGGATGGATATTGGACAGAAATAACTGTTCCAAAAATTGACATTGTGACTTCCAGGGCAATAACTAATCTTGCAAGGTTCGGGGTGCAGGTCAACTCAGAGAATGCAAGGCTTCTCGTAAAGTATCTGGCGGATGTTGAAATGTACAATGCCGATATGATCGACATACAGCACTCTACAAGCAAACTGGGGTGGCATGGTAATACATTTGTCCCTTACGACCTTTCAATCGTTTTTGACGGTGAATACCGCTTTAAAACGCTATTCCAAAGTATACAGGAAAGTGGAGACTACTTCAAGTGGGTGACTCTGGCTAAGCAGCTACGATCATGCGGACGATTGGAACCGCGAATAGCACTGGCAGCATCTTTTGCGAGTGTTCTTATACAGCCGCTTGATGCGCTACCGTTCATCGTAGATTTCTATGGGCAGACAGGAGGCGGAAAGACGGTAACAATCAATATAGCGGCATCGGTTTGGGGGAATCCGGCACCGGGAGCCTACGTTGGGAATTTTCGTTCAACAGATACATCATTGGAGACAAGGGCAGATATGCTCAATAACTTTCCGATGATTCTGGACGACTCGAAGAATGCTTCTCAGTATATCCGGGATAACTACGAAACATTGATTTACAATCTCTGTTCTGGCAAAGGAAAAGCACGTTCAAATAAGGACCTCGGAGCAGCTAAGGAAAATACATGGAGTAATGTGACTATTTGCAACGGTGAGAACCCTATTTCGGAATTTGCAGATTCCGGCGGAGCTATCAACAGAATTATTGAAATTGAATGTTGTGAGGATATTTACGAGAATCCAGCAGAGATTAACGGCATTGTCGTGAAGAACTACGGCTTTGCTGGAAGAGTGTTCGTTGGAAATCTCAAACAGTTCACATCGGATGATCTGAAAGAAATGAAAGCCGAAATTGAGAAAGGTTTTGACGGATATGACTTTCCAGCAAAGCAGGTAATGGCAATATCTACACTTCTGCTGGCTGACAAATTAGCTACAGATTTCATATTTAAGGATGGACGTGAGCTGACGGTCGAGGACGTTGTAGACATACCTACACGCAAGAAAGATGTATCAGAAGGTCAGAGATGCTATGAATTCATTCTTGAAAGTCTCTCAGTGTACGGACAGCACTTTGATGCGCAATTTAGCTGTGATCAGTGGGGATTCAAGGAAACGCCAGATGAATATGGAGATGTATATGTATATTTTTATCCGAAACCTCTTGAAAACCTTTTGAAGAACAATGGATTCTCCAGAAAAGCCTTTTCGGCCTGGGCGATTAATCGAGAGTTAATCAAGCACACAGGAAAAAGAGATACGGTACTAAAAAGAGACGGTGGAAGTGTAATGAGGCTTATTGCGGTAAAGATTGTTGATATAAAAAGTCTTGAAAACGAGCAAGAAAATGAGGTTATTGAAACTGGTTTTCTGCCAGCTGATGCCGAAACAAATGTTCCGTTTTCGTAATTTGTAACCATGTAACCGTTGTAACACGAAAAAAAACATCCTATAGGAGAAAGTTTGAGAGTGTATAAAAAACATATACTCTAGTGATTCTCCTATATAAAAACCTTGGTTACATTGGTTACACGGTTACACACCTCTGAAGCCCACATAAAATAAGGGTTTGTGGCGTAACCAGTGGATTAAAAAAGCCGGTTACACACGGGTTACAAAATTAAAAAGTATATGCAATTAGATTTATTATAACAAAATTAACTGAATATTGCAAAAATATTCAGTTAACATAATTATTACAAGGAGTGGTTACAAAATGAAAAAAGACGATCTCAATAAAAAGCAAAGATATGCATTAGATACAATGCTGTCTGGCAGTAATGTTTTTCTGACAGGTGACGCAGGAACAGGCAAGACAACGGTTATCCAAACGTTCATCGATGAGGCGGAAAAAGCTGGTAAAAATATTCTGGTATCCGCCACTACTGGAATTGCAGCGGATAATATCGGATATGGGGCAACTACCGTACACCGAGCATTGAATATTTCAATTAAATTTGAGGACTATAAGAAAAAGGTGAAATCCAGAGCTGAACTTCTGAAAGAAGCAGATGTTCTTATCATTGATGAAATCAGCATGTGCCGGTTCGATTTGTTCAATATGATTGCAAAGACGATCATCACGGAGAATGAAGAGAGAGCAGTTGACAGACTTCTGATCGGAGAGGACAAAGAAGACATTCAGTTAATCGTGATAGGTGATTTCTACCAGCTTCCGCCAGTTATTACGACAGACGATCGAAAAATTCTCTGTCGGATGTATGGATCTGATTATGGAAAGGGTGGAAAGTATGAACATGGATATGCTTTCATGTCTGAATACTGGAAAGAAATGGGATTTGAATATATCAAACTTGATGAGGTATGCAGGCAGAATGATGAGGGATTTAAGTATGTGCTGAATGATATTAAATATGGCAACAATATTAGAAAATCCATTGCATATCTGGAGAACAACGAATCAGACAAAGTTATACCGGAAGCGCCGTTCTTGGTTGGCACTAATGCAGAAGCTGACAGAATTAACAATACTTTCCTTGGCAAGTTGGATAAAAAGACCGAAAAAGTGTTTCATGCAGCAGTTGACGGCGAGCTAACATCTGCCGATATTAAGAACATTGCATTTGCCAGAGAGGACTTAATTCTTAACATCGGTGCAAAAGTGATGATTACAGTCAATGATTTGTCTGGAAACTACGTTAATGGAACGATTGGCATCATTCAGAAAATTGTGGAAAACGGAGAATTTGAAGAATCTTATCTGGTTATCAAAACTGATAAGGGCAAAACAGTTAGCTTATATAGATACAATAAAGACATTGAGAAACAGGTTATTGAGGAATCCGAACAAGAAAAGGATGGTCGGAAGATCGTGAAAGAGAAGATTGTCCGTAAGAAAGTAGGCTCTTTCTCTCAGTTCCCGGTAAAACTTGCCTGGGCAATCAGCATTCATAAATCACAGGGACAGACATTTGAAAAAATCAACATTGACCCTTGCTGTTGGGATCCTGGGCAGTTCTATGTGGCTGTTTCCCGGGCTAAATCAGCTAACGGCATACATTTTATCAGACCGATAAAACAGAGCTATATCAAGGCGTTTAGCAAGGATAACGAGCGACTTCTTGAACAGAGTTTTGAGATAGAAGAAGGTGTATAAGTATGAGAGTGACGCACGAGCAGATACCGAACACCATAAAGTTTTTACAGATTGACTTTCCGGCACTGGTCCTCCAGACTGCCGGAATTGAGGCAAAAGATGAATACTGGCAGCAGGTAGTTGAACAGATCCATGTTGTATCTGAAAAATATAACAAAAATGGATTTGTAGATCACATGCTTGTTGCTTATTCGAATTATCTTTCCAAGATGTTTAATAAGGCAAAAGAATTGGAAAAGGAGAATCAAAATGCCGTACAACACAAAGAATAGATACGAACAGGGACAGGCTCTCAGGAAAGAAATTTATATGTATATCGTCAGTTATATTAAACTGGTTGGATATGCACCGTCAATTACAGAGATTTCTGAAAGGGTGGATGCCGGGAGAGCTACGGTCTGGAAGCATATCAATAATCTGGTTGATGATGGTTTGCTCAAGACGAACCACCCCAGTACCGACAGAGCATATACTCCAGTTGGGTACGGAATAAGAAAGATAAGTAAGGAGACAAGATGAAACTTTATGACATTGTTACAGCAGATGGTACATTCGTCGACAGTATGAGCAGAATAGAAATTTTGGAACGGTTCGGGATTTCTAAAGGAGTCTTTCAAAGATATCTGGATAATGGCGATCTGTTAGAAGGGAAATATCAGATAAATGATTATGACTGTGACATAAAAGCAAGGAAATGTAAGGACAGGGAATTATTCTTACAGTTTGACATTCTGACTCAGAAGATAAGGAGGGCTGTTGGATGGGAATACTAAAAAAAAGCGTGGAGGTCTAACACAATGAATAAAATGCGTGAATATGAACGGGGCAGGGAGGACGGGCTTGACCTTGCCAGACGAATTGTTAAACAGGGCGGGATTGAAGCCCTCGAACAGGAATGCAAGTTCCGGGGTGTGACCGGGATACATACCTCTCTGGCAGTAAAAGACCTTGATAAAGCGTCAGAAAAGATAAAAGAGGTTATAGCGGATTCATTTGTAATATTGTCAATCGCCGTTCTGCATGATGATTTCGGTTTTGGCGAGAAGCGCTGTCAGAGATTCAGAAATGGGCTTGACCGGGCTGCTGATTATATCAATGACGGTCTGGCGGAATGGATTGATTATGTAGACGCTATTAAAGAAGAGTTAGGGATTGTATTAAAGAATCCCGGAGAATAACGGACGGGTAGCATTTGGATAGGAGAAAAATGAAGTTTAAACATAGAAAGGAATAACGAATCCTCGGCAAACCGAGGTTGTAATTTAAAGGTGTGAAAGAAATTACATAAAGGGAACAATAGTTGCGTTGGCGATTCGATAAGGTGAAATTTGAAGTAGCGCACATATAGCATATTTGACTTATGTGAGTTTCAGACCGTCAGCATGGGAAGCCTATGTTCCTTATCCACGATACATGGATTTGTAGCGTGGTGTTATGAAAGTATGTTGGTTTTCAACAGGAATAAGCAGTTTTGTAGCGTGTTATCTGGCAAAGGATGTTGACGAAATTATCTATACTCATGTATCAAATCAGCATCCAGACAGTCTGAGATTCTTGCATGATTGTGAGAAACTGTTAGGAAGAAAGATAACAATAATCCAGTCAGAAGAATATTCCAGTGTGGATGATGTGATTGAAAGAACCAGATGCATCAATACTCCATTTGGAGCGCCTTGCACAGACAAATTAAAGAAAAGGGTTCGTATGAAATGGGAACGCGAGCATCCAGATCATCATACTTATGTATGGGGATATGACCTGAACGAAAAGAATCGTGCAGACAGAGTATGCGAAGCGTTGAGCGATTACGAACATGAGTTTCCACTTATTGAGCATGGATTAACTAAGCAAGAAGCACACGGAATAGCAGTCAGGTTAGGACTAAAACGCCCGATTATGTACGATTTAGGTTATCCGAACAATAATTGCGTAGGCTGTCCGAAAGGCGGAATGGGCTACTGGAATAAAATCAGAGTAGATTTCCCAGAAGTATTTGAGCGCAGAGCCAAGCAGGAGCGAGAAATCGGACATAGCTGCATAAACGGAGTATTTCTTGATGAATTAGAACCAGATAGAGGAAATATTAACACAGAAATCATGGAGGACTGCACAATAGCGTGTCAGTTGCTTACATGGGGAAAGTGAGGTAAGTAATGAATATTGATAAAGCAAAATTGAAGTTAGGAATTTGGTACGAGGATGAAAACGGAAATGTGATTAATCAAAAAGAAGATTTAATGTGGGAAGCACCGGAAAAGGCAAGAACGTATCATTCTTGTTTCCCGCTGCAAATAACGGAAAGCATTTATGCGGTACATAGCAAATCTCAAAAGGAAACATGCAAACACAAAAGAAAATATTGGAAAAAGGATACAGGTCTGATAAAGGGATTAAAAGGCCATATATGCACTAATTGCGGGTGTAACCAAACAAGAAAGTGGTGGCAGCCATGGGGAAGAAAATGGGATTATGGAACGGATATTACACCACTTATTGACCTTCATACAAGTATTGGAGGTGGAAATCAAGATGTCATAATGGCAATGGTAAACAGCGGAGATTATACACTACAGGAAGCACTCGTTGTTTTTTCTACGGCCTGCGAAAGATGTATGAATGTACTTACATACAAGTATTTGAATGGAGCGGATGGATATGAAGAATATTCAGACGAGTGGAAAAAATGCAATACTGAATGCGATTTTTGTAAGATTAAGGAGGACGCAAAATGTTAATCAGAAGTCAGGATAAAACAACGTTGGTAAGGTTCGAAAACATTGTAGTCAATCTAAAACTTCCAGATTCGTTGAAAGTTATATGTTGGAGTTGGCAGGATACACAGAGAAGTGGAGGATATTTTGTTTTAGGAAAATATTTTACCAAAGTAAAAGCCATGAAGGTATTAGATATGATTCAGGAAGCCTATGTAAATGGACATATTGATTATCAGATGCCAGAGGATGGAGGTGTGGAAGCATGATTACATTCTTATTAGGATTCACCCTTGGAACTATATTTGGAGTGGTTAGTCTTGTATGTGTGGCGATCATGTACGACAAACACCATCCAGACGAATAGAAAGGAGAACGGTATGCTGACAAGGAATAAAAAGCTGAAAGACTACGGTATTCCGGCAGAGGACATTGAAAAATTAAACACGATGCTGAAAGACTTCCCGGCAGAGTACGGATACCTGCTTACCAGCGCCGCCTTGTCAGCTTGCCCTAAGAACACGGTGATAGCGGATATGGTTATTGAAAATATCCTACACCGGAAAAGTTACAGGAAAATCAGCAAAGAAAGATATATCCCGATGAACCCGAAAGACTTCTACGGATACAGACGCAAGACCGTCGCTGTACTGTATGAGAGGATGCGGTTGTTGGGAATGTGGGAGGATGAATAAATGCGTTTAATTGATGCAGACAAAATAATTGACTCTCTTGGAAATTCGGATATGGATTTTGCAATAGGTGCAGTTATTGACGAACAGCCGACAGTTTTTGATGTGGACAAGGTTGTGGAGCAGTTGAAAACAAAAAAGGCAAGAACTGCTGCATTACAGAAAGCATCGGAGTATTTCGAGGGTGAAACTGATGCGTTTGAAGTTGCAATCAAAATCGTGAAGGATGGGGAGAGTTGAATGAGCAGTGCAAGTACAATATTCGGAACAAAAGCGTATGTATGTGCAAGATATTTTCTTAGACCCGGAAAGTGCTTCAAATACATAGACCAGCGCGGTGAAGACACCACAGAACACGTCTATGAGGTCATGGCATTATATCCGTACTGTGTCCTGCTAAGAGATACCAGAAACGGGGTCAGGACTTGCCCGGAATATAACACTTTAAGCCTGATGTTGAAAGGGAGTGAAACGTATGAGTAAATCAGTATTAGTGATTGATACACCAAAAAGCTGTTACAACTGTCCATTTGGAACTGAATATTACGATATTTATATCTATAAGGGGAATTGTGAATTAGCTGAACATTTAGGAAAAATCATGACGTTGCTAACAGAAGAATACTACGGCTTTGAAAGTAAATCAAGACCCGAATGGTGTCCGTTGAAGCCACTGCCGGAGAAAAAGGAGTATATCGTTCCGAATGACAATGTAGAATCACAAAAAGATATTATTGCGGTTGGTTGGAATGCCTGCTTGAGAAAAATTACAGAAACAAGCGATGAAAACGAGCGATAAAAAGTAAGCGATAAGAGGTGGAGTAGATGGAGAGATTAACAGAAAAGCAACGACATATTTTACAACAAAAGCTTTGTGATATGAAAAGACGTTGCTATAATCCAGAAGAAAAATTTTATAAAGATTATGGTGGACGTGGCATTAAAGTTTGTGACGAGTGGATGGATAAAAAAGAAGGACATGGCAATTTCCAAAAATGGGCAGTTGAAAATGGATGGGAAGAAGGGCGCAGCATTGATCGAATAGACGTAAATGGAAATTACGAACCTAGTAATTGTCGGTGGGCAACACCAGAAGAACAGGCGAACAATAGAAGAAATAATAATTATGTAACGATAAACGGGGTAACAAAAACAACTTCTGAATGGGCAAGACAAATTGGAATTTCACAAAATGCTTTTACAGGCAGAATCAATAGTGGATGGACGGGAGAAGAATTATTAAAGCCCAAATTTAAGCCTTTAAAAATGTCTAAAGCAGAAATGGCAAAAGAAATTAGAGCGTGGAGAAACTTAGAAGAACAGGGCTTGCTTGTGAGATTGCCGTGTAAGGTTGGAGATACGGTATGGGATAACGATTTTGGATATCCGGAACCGTATGAAATAAAAGCATTTTCATATGGATATTGCGATAGTTATGTTGAGCCAGATATAGAAGATCAAATTATATTTTACTATGAAAATTATAGTGGTTCAATAGCAGTAGCTTTTCCAATGAGTGAGCTTGGTAAAAACGTATTCCTCACTCGTGAAGAAGCTGAGAATAAGTTGGAGGAGATGAAACATGAATAACAAACCCACACCAGACATAACGCCAAACCTTGCTATATCAGCATACCGCGTATTGCAGCAATATTGTACTGGGCAGCCAGTGGATTGCAAAGGCTGCGGATTCTACGAACACTGTCCAGAATGTTTTCGGGGCATGCCATGTGACTGGAACTTAAATGAAGAAGGTGAAGTAAATGAATCTTAGAAAAGCTACACTAACTGATTATGGAGTGCCGCCGGATGATATACCGACATTACAAAGTCACTTGCGGAATCTTAGCGAAAGCGATAAATACAATCTGCTGCAGGTATCTATCAAATATGCACCCGGAATCGAATCACAAATCTATGACAGCATCGTGAACAGCATCGGCTATCGGACAATGGAGAAGATCAGGACGGTTCCTGCAACAGAAAATGACTTTTATGGCTACAAACGCAAGGTCATGGCGGAATACTATCATCTGGCCAAATTGATTGGCAGACTTTAAAAAAACTTAAAAATTTATAAAAGTGGTAGAGAGCTAAATCTCCCCAGTGTGGTATTATATTTGTATATAACTGCTATACTGGGGACTTTTTTGAATTCAGAAAGGATATGATTGGATGTTGATAGGATGGCAAATGAGAAAAATTTAATACCAAATTCTGAACGAACTCCGAGCGAACTCCGAGAAATAACAAAAAAAGGCGGTATTAAGTCGGGAGAAGTGCGCCGTCAAAAAAAGACCCTTTCTGAATTAGCAAAAATGATAGCTGAGAATCCTGCCCCGACCACTGCGAAAAAGAAGCTCACAAAGATGGGAATATCTGATGAGGATGCAAATAACAATGCCTGCATTGTAGCTGCCGTATACGATAAAGCTATTAAAGGAAATATGCAGGCAGTAGACAAATGGGAACAGTTGGTAGCTGTATCAAAATCAGACGAAAGCAAATACGAACTTCCTGCCAGAGTGCTCGGCAAGGCATTCGTGGATATTAACCGACAGATTAAGCCTAATATCGAATATGTATTCGAGGGCGGTCGAGGTGGTCTGAAATCCTCTTTCGTAGCTTTTAAGATTGTTGAGCTTATTAAGAATAATCCACAGATGCACGCCTGCATTACAAGACAGGTGGCCGGTACTCTGAAAGATTCCGTATATGCTAACATGAAATGGGCTATCAACGAACTTGGACTGATGGAAGAATTTGAATGTAAGGTGTCGCCGCTTGAAATCAAATATATTAAGACGGGGCAGACAATATACTTCCGTGGTCTGGACGATGAAACCAAGCTGAAATCCATTAAGCCGGAATTTGGCTACATTGGAATCCTCTGGAAAGAGGAAAAAGATCAAATGAAGGGAGATGCTCAGGAACGTTCTGTTAATCAGTCAGTGCTTCGTGGTGGCGACGAGTCCTATGATTTTTCATCGTATAACCCACCAAAATCAAAATCAAACTGGGTAAACAGGATTAAGCTCATGCCTAACCCAAAAAGAGTTATCCATCATTCGAGTTATCTGGAAGCTCCGGCGGAGTGGCTCGGACAGAAGTTTATTGACGATGCAGCACATCTGAAAGAAATCAATCCAGAAGCCTATGAACATGAATACCTGGGTGTCCCGAATGGTGACGGCGGAAACGTATTTGAGTATCTGGAAATCAGAGATATTACAGACGAAGAGATCAGCCACATGGACCGCATTTTCGCTGGTGTAGATTATGGATGGTACCCGGATGCCTTCTGCTATCTCCGAACTTATTATGATTCTGCCAGAGAGAAGATATATCTGATTGACGAGCTGTATGTAAATAAATGGAGCAACTCTAAGACTGCTGATTGGATCAAGAAAAAAGGCTATGACGATTACACAATGATATGTGATTCTGCGGAACCTAAGTCTGTGAATGACTTCCGGGATGCCGGACTTCCTGCAAGAGGAGCAATCAAAGGACCGGGAAGTATCGAGTATGGTTTCAAATTCTTACAGACAAAGACTATAGTCATTGACCCGAAGCGAACACCGAACGCATATAAAGAAATCACAGAATATGAGTACGATCGGGACAAAGAGGGAAATGTAATAAGTGGTTATCCTGACGGAGATGATCATGCAATCTCGGCACTTAGATATGCTTATGAGCCGTTGTTTAACAGGAGAGGTTACAGTGCATAATGGGACTTATAACAACACTAAAAAGGTGGTTTAATATGATATTCAAAAAACAAGCCGAAGAGGACTTCAACATTCAGGCAGCAGAATTTCCAGAGATGGAATCGCTGATTAACCGGTGTGCGAACATTTACAGAGGTACGCCGGAATGGCTGGATGATAAGAATAATATCAAGACGATCAATTTTGCTAAATCTGTCTGCTCAGAAACAGCTCGGCTCGCAACGCTGGCGATCGGCATTCAGATAGACGGTTCTGCAAGGGCTACGTGGCTACAGGAACAGATCGACAAGGTATATTTTCAAATCCGTCACTGGGTAGAATATGGCTGTGCTTATGGAACAGTATTTATTAAGCCAAATGGTGAAAGCATTGACGTATTTACTCCGGCAGATGTGATGATCGTGGACTATGATAATCAGGAAATTAAGGGAATCATATTCAAGGATTCTTATACTGTTGGACGGAAATACTATACACGGCTTGAATATCATAGATTTGTTGAGACTACCGTGGATGGCGTGACGACCTATCCGTACTACGTTTCTAATAGAGCCTATGTGTCAAAATCCCCTCAGTCAATCGGTGATAAGATTGACCTTAAACAGACCAAATGGGCTGACCTTATGGCAGATACGCCGCCGATTCTCAAGGCAAATGGAGAGAAGCTGGACGGGCCTCTGTACGGAGTACTGCGGACGCCGCAAGCGAATAACGTGGATATTAATGCACCATTGGGATTGCCGATTTTTGCCGAAGCTATCGAGGAGTTAAAAGACCTCGACATTGCATACAGCCGTAATGCCGGAGAAATATTTAATTCTCAGAAGATTGTTCTGGCAGATGATAGACTGCTGATGCCAAGCGGTACGCCTGTATCAGCCATGTCGCCACAAGGTATGGAGAACAGGCGAAATGAGATGAAATTGCCGCACTTTGTCAAGAATGTATTCGGACAGGACGAGAAAGAGTTTTACCAAGAAATCAATCCGCAACTCAACACGGATACCCGCATAAGTGGCATAAATGCCCTTTTAAGCCAGCTGGGGTATAAGATTGGATTCTCCAATGGGTATTTTGTTTTCAATGAATCTAGCGGCATTCAGACAGCTACAGGAGTAGAAGCAGAACAGCAGAGGACAGTCCAGTTTATCAAAGACGTTCGAGACAAACTGGAATCCTGTCTGAACGAAGTAATCTACGCACTGAACGTTTACGCTGACCTGTACGGGCTTGCACCTGTCGGAGCTTACGAGGTCAATTATGATTTCGGGGACATCCTGTATGTACGTGAAAATGACCGTGCGAGATGGTGGCAGTATGTGACTACTGGCAAGGTTCCGGCATGGTTGTATTTTGTAAAATTTGAGGGAATGACTGAGGAAGAAGCGAAAGCAATGGTTGAAGAAGCCCAGCCAGACGAGCCAACATTATTTGGAGAGGAGTAAAAAGATGGCAGATAAACCAATAACAAGGGAAGAAAAATATCTTGCGTACTTGACAGGCGATTACACGGGCGAACTCCCAAAGCCAATCACAAGAAAAGAGAAGTATTTATACGAATTATGTTTGAAAGGAATAGGCGGTGAGATTTCGCCAGAAGAAATCAAAGCCGCAGTAAATGAGTACCTTGAAAAGAATCCAGTCAAGCCCAGAGCCACGACAGAACAGGCACAACAGATCGAGCAGAACAAGACGGATGTTGCTTCGCTAAAGGAAGATATATCCAACAAGATCACAAAATTCTATGCATCGAATCAGGGTGAAGCTCATATTACTGATTCTGATAATGGAAAGATTCAAGATATGATGCTATATGGCAAATCATCACAGGATGGAACGCCAACGCCAGAGAATCCAGTTGAGATTAAGAGCGTGGTGAATCCTACAGTTAAAGTAACAAATGAAGATGGATTAAAGGTTCAATCTGTTACGCTTAACAATGTCACCCTTAACGCAATTCCAGTTTCAAGTGGTGGTAACGTCACAATCGACGGAAAGCAGTATATTGCGGATTACGTGGATGTGGAGAGGGGAAAGTATGTTCAAATGATACAGACAGACAAAGTTCAAAGCAACATAACGTGGAACATCCAGAAGCAACAAAAAGGGTATTCGCTTGGGTATACAGGTTTATACAAAAATGGTATACCAACGAATAAACCCGGAATGGGGAAGACATGGAAAAGCAATGTAGGAGATTCATCGGGTGCATGGAGTAATGCTTTTTCGTTTGGACGAAGTGATGTATTCTGGATTGTCCCATACAAGAATGACGGAAATATTACATCGAACGATATTAATGCATGGCTTGTGGAGCATCCAATGGATATAATGTATCCACTTGTAGAACCCATCGAAACCGACCTAACACCAGAAGAGAATGAAGCATTTAAGGCACTTGTCACCAACTACCCAGTAACCAACATCAGCGTCACATCCGACCAGTTAGAAGGATATACAGTATTTAACTATCCGATTAGTATGGCTAATGGATGGAACTATGTAAAACAGCAGTTAAACGACAACCGAGATTATATCTATGATATGGACTTACAATCAGCAGAAGCCTATGTCAACAGTGAATACGCAGTAGCACTTACAGAATTGGAGGTGTGATTATGTTATATAGAACATTACTGAAACTTAAAGAAAGAAATGGACTGACAGATGATTTGAAAAATAAGATTGATATTTTCTTTGCAACGGGAAGGATTACAGAGGAACAGTACAATGAGCTGATGGATGTTAATAAGGAAGAAGAACCGAAATCAGTAACTAATTAACTAAAGGAAGCTTTAGTTAACCAACAAAAAACCAAAACATGTACCACGACTTTTGACGAAAGAGGTGATATACTATGCTTAGTCCTGAATATTTACGCCGGATAACAGAGGGCAGCGAACAGATTGCGGAAGAACTGCATCAGTATATCATATTCGAGATCGTGTCAAGGATGATGGCAAGAATTGGCAGAGGTGAGGATTATATTCTGACCAATGCTGATGCGTGGAGAATCAGAACGCTACAGGAATCCGGCGAACTGCTAGAGGACATTCTAGCGGAATTATCCAGATACACTAAACGTGAACAGCAGGAACTTCTTGAAGCGTTTGAAGATGCCGGAATCACTGCGATGGACTACGATGATAAGGTATATAAGGCGGCAGGATTAAGCCCTGTACCGCTCGAACAATCCCCGGCTATGATAAGGCTCATGGAACGGAATATGCTTGCGACTATGGGTGAGTGGAAGAACTTCACGAGAACAACTGCAAGTGCCGCTCAGAGGCTTTATATTGATCAATGCGACCTTGCATACAATCATGTAATGACTGGGGCAGTTGGATATACGCAAGCCATCAAAGAAGCAGTTAATAACGTTGTGAGTGATGGTGTTACTGTCACATATCCATCCGGCAGAAAAGATACAATTGAAACAGCGGTTGCACGCTCTGTCAGAACTGGCGTGGCTCAGGCTACTGGAGATATATCCCTCAAACGCATGGAAGAAATGGGCTGGGATTTAGTTCTGGTCAGTGCTCACATGGGAGCCAGAACAGGTGACGGCGGTGAGAACCCGGGAAATCACTCATGGTGGCAAGGCAAGATATACTCTCGTTCTGGCAAGAGTAAGAAATTTCCGCCGTTCTCATTGACCGGATACGGAACGGCAAGTGGACTGTCAGGGGTCAACTGTCGGCATAGTTTTGGGGCAAGCGACGGAGAATTTAATCCTTATGCAGGATTATCAGCACAGGACAAAGCCAACAAAGGTAAACAGTACGAAAAAGAACAACGACAACGTACTTATGAGCGGAGAATTCGCAAAACAAAGAGAGAGGTTCTTGGACTACAAGCAGGAGTTGACAATGCACCAAATGAAAAGGCAAGGTTCGCACTCCAACAAGATCTTGACCGGAAGTCTTATCTTTTGCAGAAACAAAATGCTGCATACAAAGATTACTGCAAGCAGAACGACCTGAAGGAACTGAAAGACCGGCTCATGATCGCTAAGTGGAATCGTCAGAACGCCGCAAAAGCCAGAGGAGCGGCAAAACGATATAAGACAGCAAAGGGGATTGACTGATGGATAGATGGGAATATTTCAATCCTAATCCTGTTAAGGACAAGAGAACGGGAGATTGCGTTGTCCGGGCAATATGCAAGGCGACCGGATTCGACTGGGAAACAGTATTCGCCGGATTAATGGTACAGGCGTGTACTCTGTCAGATATGCCATCGGCTAATTACGTTTGGGGAGCGTATCTCTATAAGCATGGATACAGACGCAAGCTAATTGAACAGTCAGAACGATATATCTATACAGTCAACGACTTTTGCGCAGATCATCCGACAGGCACATACATTCTCTGCATAGATGGTCATGTAGTGACGGCACAGAATGGAAAATATTTCGATACATGGGATTCCGGAAATGAGATCCCGGTATATTACTGGGAAAAGGAGAATAAATGAGCATATCAGAATTTGTACAGATTTTTCTCTCTATCTGCGGAGGGGTGTCCATTGTTGGAGGGGCGGCAGCTGTAATCTTTAAGTGGATTACTCCAGCATTCCGACTTAATAAACGAGTAGAGACACTGGAAGAACATGACAAACGAGATTACGAGAGCCTTCGGAGAATCGCAGAACGAGATTCATTAATTCTGGAAGTGTTATCAACCATGTTGGACAGTCAGATTAGTGGAAATAACGTCGAAGAATTAAAAAAAACAAAACAGAAGCTTACAAATTATCTTGCACAGAATCAGCGCTAATTGCATTAATAAGAGGTATGCTCATGAAATTATATGTATTCACAAAGAAAGACATAGACAGATTCTTAATAGAGTGTAATTTTACACCGGATGAAGAAATGCTGTTCCGGCTGAGATGTAAGGAATATACACTCGAATACTGCGCTGAACAGATGAACGTGAGTATATCCACGGCGAAGCGGTTAAGCCGGAGGGTGAACAATAAAATAATTAAAGTGTGCTGATACTTTTTAGACACTAATTAGAGCCAGAAACGAACTGTTTCCGGTTCTTTTTTTATGCAAAAATATAATCAGAAAGGCGGTGCATAAGATGGCATTATATAACAATCCTTATCAATATAGCTTCGGCGTTCCGGGACAGATGAATCAGTTCCAGCAGCAGCCTGTCCAGATGTCAGCTCAACCAGTACAGCAACCCCAACAGAACAACAATGGCATCCTGTGGGTATCTGGCGAAGTTGGTGCAAAATCCTATCTGGTAGCACCCGGCACAAGCGTCCTGCTGATGGACAGTGAAAGCGAAAAGTTCTACATAAAATCCACAGACGTTTCTGGTATGCCACAGCCATTACGGACATTTGAATACCATGAAATAGGCACTCAGATGCCACCTAAACAGCCTGCTCAGAACATGGACAATAAATATGTCACCAGACAGGAATATGACGATTTAAAGGCCAAATGTGACGCTATAGCAAACCGATTAAATTCATTTTCTGAACCTGTTAGGGCTAATACCGTACAGGAATCAGCGACCAAGGGAGGAAATGCAGATGAGTAATCCATTATTTAACGCACTTGGCGGTGGGATGCCGCAGGGAAATGGACCAATGCAGATGATACAGCAGTTTATGCAGTTTAGGCAGAATTTTAAGGGGGACCCGAAAGCAGAAGTTGAGAAGATGCTACAGTCTGGACGGATTTCTCAGCAGCAACTTAATCAGGTCCAACAGATGGCAGGACAATTCCAACATATGTTGAAAAGAATGAAATAGTACATTGCAATCTGGCCAGATTGATGTAAATACAAAAAAGGAGTTTTTATTATGGATGGAAATTATAGTTTAGCAGATATTGCCGCTGCTACTGGAAATGGTAGAAATAATGACGGCATGTTTGGCGGAGATGGTAGCTGGTGGATTATTGTTTTATTCATTTTTGCTTTCTTCGGATGGGGAAACAACGGATGGGGCAATAACGGCAATGGCGGCGGATATGCAGCCACGGCAGCTACTCAGGCGGATATTCAGAGAGGATTTGACAATTCCGCAGTAATCAGCAAACTTGACGGAATCAATAGCGGCCTGTGTGATGGCTTCTATGCCATGAATAACGGTATGCTTACCGGATTTAATGGAATCAACACAAACATCATGCAGACCGGCTTTGGCATCCAGCAGGCTATTAATGCCGATACTGTAGCGAATATGCAGAATACCAATGCGCTCCAGGCACAGCTTGCAAACTGCTGCTGTGAAACAAGGGAAGCAATCCAGGGCGTAAACTACAATATGGCACAGAATACCTGTGCATTGCAGAACACCATGAACAGTAACACAAGAGACATTATTGACAGTCAGAACGCCGGAACAAGAGCAATTCTTGATTATCTGTGCAACGAGAAGATTTCCAACTTACAGGCTGAAAACAATGATCTCAGACGTGCTGCTTCTCAGGACCGCCAGAGCGCACTTCTCACAACTGCAATGGCTTCTCAGACACAGCAGCTCATTAATGCGATCAATCCGGCACCGATTCCGGCATATCAGGTTCCTAACCCGAACACATATTACGGATGTGGATGCAACACTGGATGTAATTGCTGATAACTTCATATCGAGAGTATCTTTCGATTGATTCGAATGTCGGCTTATGCCGTATTACACAGAGGGGCAGGCTGAGACCTGTCCTTTTGTGATATGAAAGGAGTATTTTTATGGCAGAATTTACAAATGTAGCTGCTCAGACTGTAGCAGCAAATGGAAACGTAGTATTTTCAAACACAGCAGTCAAAGGTTCTAACTGTATTCAGCACAGAGAGGGAAGCGGAATCATTACCCTGAGAGGGCTTACTAACCAGTGTAAAGCGAGATTCTTTGTGGATTTTTCCGGTAATATCGCAATTCCAACAGGCGGTACTGTCGGAGCTATTTCTCTGGCTATTGCAATTTCTAGTGAGCCGGTTCTTTCTTCACAGATGATTTCCACACCGGCAGCAGTAGACCAGTATAACAATGTGTCCACGGGCATCTATATTGATGTACCTCGCGGATGTTGCGTTAATATCGCAGTAGAGAACACAAGCGACCAGGCAGTATCTGTTGCGAACGCAAATATTGTCGTGACTAGAGAAGCGTAGGAGGTGTGATTATGAGAGATATTAAAGACTTATGCGCAAGAATTGAAGACGAGCTGTCCAAAATCGCTGACAATGGACTGACCACCGGAAATCTGGAAATGACATACAAACTGATTGATATGTACAAAGACATAAAGAACACGCAGTACTGGGACAAGAAAGTGGAGTACTATAACACTGTCCTTGATGAGATGCGTGGCGGATACAATGACGATTACAGCGAACGCGGAAGAAAGCGCGACAGCATGGGGAGATACAGCGCAAATGACGGCAGAATGATGCCGGATTATGACCGAGGCAGTTCTTATGCCAGACGTGGTGAGCATTATGTTAGAGGACATTACAGCCGCTCTGACGGACGAGATGCTTATGACGACTATATGACACAGAAACAGAGCTATCGTTCCGGCAAGTCTGAAGACTGCAAAAGAAAGATGCTCGCCGCATTGGAAGAACATCTGGACGAACTTACAACAGAAATGAGTGATATGTCCAAGGATGCAGAGTGCCGGGAAGAACGTGATCTTGTCAAGAGATACGTAGAAAAACTCCGTGATATGCTCTAAAAACACAAAAGTGGTAGAGAGGTAGTTAAAAGAAATCTGTTATAATGTAATTGTGCAGCAGGAAGCACAAGTAAAACGGTTGTTTTTGACATTTTCGTTTTAATCCTCCTTTCTTTAATTTAGTAGCTGGTACGCACGCTTTAACGGAAAGTTGAACAGGTTCGAATCCTGTCGTGCGTATTTGCCATCTGGCACGCAAGATGGCTCACCTCCTTGATTAAGGTTTTTGTTATTCATACTTTTCTTTTAAAAAAGAAATAAATATCCGAAACAACTCGTGGCAGGCATGACACGTTAAACACCTTGCTAACCCGGGAATCCGGGTTATGTGGAATGTACGCTAGTGGAAAACTGACAGAGTCGCACTCTGGTCTCCGGTTCGATTCCGGGCGCTCCGCTTTAATCCGCTTAGAGTTAAGCTGTTTGTATACAGGTGGTCTATGTCTCAGGTGGATTTACGCTATAGCGAAAGAAGTGAAATTCACCCCAGTTTCTTTTTTAGAGGGTTGGCCGTTATAGGCGGCATGGAATGTAGCTCAGTGGTAGATCGCACTGTAAATGTGAGGTCGCAGGTTCGATTCCTGCCTTTCCGATTACCTTGCCAGTGGTCTAACTGGCTTAATCCATTTACCTGCGGCGGCAGGTCAATAAACACGACCAGGAGGATGTTATGCAGAAACTTATTGACACTTTAAAATCATTTGGAATTGAAATCCCGGAGGATAAACAGGCAGATGTAAAGAAAGCACTTTCTGAGAATTACAAGAATACAAAGGAAGTGGCGAAAACTCTGTCGAAAGTCGAGGGTGAACGCGATAACTGGAAAGAACGCGCTGAGACAGCAGAGGAAACCTTAAGAGGCTTTGATGGTATCGACCCGACAAATATTAAAAGCGAGTTAGAGACTTGGAAACAGAAAGCGGCAGATGCAGAGAAAGAATTCAATGCAAAAATCTACGACCGTGATTTCTCAGATGCTCTGAAAGCGGCACTCGACGATGTTAAATTTTCAAGTGAAGCTGCAAAGAAGTCTGTTATGGCAGACATTAAAGAAGCAGGTCTTAAGCTGAAAGATGGTAAAATCCTTGGATTAAATGACCTGATCGAACAGATGAAGCAGTCTGACGCATCCGCTTTTGTAGATGAATCTCAGCAGCAGGCTCAGCAGAACCAGGCAAGATTTACCACTCACGTTGGACAGCAGCAGACACCGGGAAGCATGACAAAGAAAGATATCGAAGCGATCAAAGACCCGTCCGAGAGACAGGCTGCAATTGCTCAGAACATCCAGTTATTCCAGTGATTTTTTACACCGACTATACGACAGAGTATAGCCACTAACCCAATGCCTTAATAATTATGGGTAGAAAGGATTTTTATATGGCAGCAAAAGCTAATCTTATTATGAATAATGATATTCAGGTCACAGCACGTGAGATTGACTTTGTAACCAGATTCGAAAGAAACTGGCAGCACTTACGTGACATTCTGGGTATCATGAGACCTATCAAAAAACAGCCGGGTGCTGTACTCAAGTCCAAATACGCAGAGGGTACTTTACAGAGTGGAAAAGTTGGTGAGGGCGAGGAGATCCCTTACAGCAAATTCGTTGTAAAAGAAAAGAACTATGCGGAAATGACTATCGAGAAGTACGCAAAGGCTGTGTCTATCGAAGCAATCAAGGATCACGGTTATGAGAACGCCGTTCAGATGACTGATGATGAATTCCTTTTCCAGCTTCAGACTGATGTTACTAGCAGATTCTATGACTATCTGAAAACCGGCACACTTACTTCCACAGAAACTACTTTTCAGATGGCTCTGGCAATGGCTAAAGGTCGGGTTGAGAACAAATTCAAACAGATGCACAGAAATGTGACTGGCGTTGTTGGATTTGCCAATATTCTGGACGTATATGAATACCTTGGAGCAGCTGAGATTTCTATTCAGAACCAGTTCGGATTCCAGTACATGAAAGATTTCATGGGCTTCAATACTATTTTCCTGTTATCCGACAGCGAGATCCCGAGAGGAACAGTTATTGCTACGCCTGTTGAGAACATTGTTCTGTACTATGTAGACCCGAACGAATCTGACTTTGCAAGAGCAGGACTTGTATACACTGTATCTGGCGAAACAAACCTGATCGGATTCCATACGCAGGGCAACTACCACACAGCAGTGTCCGAAGCGTTCGCAGTTATGGGGCTTACTCTTTTTGCGGAGTACATTGACGCAATCGCAGTAATCACCATTGATGAGACACCAACACTTGGTACTCTGACAGTAACATCTGCGGCAGGAACAGTAACTGGTGATACAAAAATCACTGTAAATCCGGCTAAGGAAAACTCCAACAACGTATACAAATACAAAGTTGCAACAGACGCAGTAGCTGTTGGATATGGACAGAACCTCAGGAACTGGACTTCTTGGGACGGAAAAGCTGACATCAAGGCGGCAACCGGACAGAAGATCACAGTAGTTGAGTGCGATGGAACATACAAGGCACTGAATGCCGGAAGTGCGAGCGTAACAGCAAAATCATAAACACAGGAGGTAACTGGCATGGCTTATGCAGATTATAAATTCTATACAGAATCATTCGGCAATGTCGTGCCAGAATCCGACTTTCCACGGCTGGCAGAAAGAGCCAGTGATTTTGTGGACACAATGACATTTGACAGGTTGGTGGATGGACTGCCAGAAAATGAACGCTCACAGAAGCGCATCAAAAAGGCGGTCTGTTCATTGGCTGAATTAATGTATCAGATTGAGCTTGCTGAAAAGAATGCTATCAATCAGGCATCGGCAAATGTAACCGACATAAATGTCGGGAACATCTCAACAGGCATTGTAACATCTGTATCTTCTGGCAGTGAATCCTTCTCTTACGCAACACCTCAACAGATTGGGGCGAGTGCAAAAGAATGGAGCGCGGTATATGCCGCCGCCGGAGATGCGCAGAAAACGAACGACTTACTCTTAAAGACGGCTTTGCCGCTTCTGATGGGAGTAAGGACGGATGATGGCATACCGATTTTATATGCAGGATTTCAAGGTTGATATCTTAGGCTCTGAATGGAGCGTGAAGTTCGGGAACAAGAAACAATATCCGAGTCTGACAAATGCAGATGGCTATACTGATTTATCAACACGGGAAATTGTGGTTGATGACATGGAGACATCGCAGGGACAGATTGGAGTAAAAGCAGACCTTAAAAGTTATCAGAAGCAGGTTATTAGGCACGAAATCATCCACGCATTTCTGATGGAATCTGGACTTGATTCTAATTCAAATAGTGCTGACAGCTGGGCTACAAACGAAGAAATGGTTGACTGGTTTGCTATTCAGTCACCAAAAATTTTTAAAGTATTCAATGAACTTAAATTGATGTGAGGTGATAATAATGGACATTACAACATTAGGCTCATGTATAGCAATCGTTATGATTTGCTACATCGTAGGAATGGGCTGTAAGGCATCAAAAAGAATCTCTGATGAATGGATTCCGGTGATCATGGCGGTTATTGGTGGGATTCTCGGAGCGGTCGGAATGGGCGTTATCCCAGATTTCCCGGCATCGGATTATATCACGGCAGTTGCAGTCGGTATGTTTAATGGATTGTCGGCCACTGGCGTGAATCAGGTTATTAAGCAAAGTATTATGAAAGAGTGATTTTATGGGTGGACGTGGTGGAAGCAGTGGATTAAACAACGAGAAGCCAGTTTCTAAGTTAATGTCAAAAGTATATTTCAACTCTGCAAAGAAAAGTGACGCACTCAGAGGAAGTGAAATTGTCAAGAAAGACAATAAACTCGAGAAGGTCATTAATTCAGAAAACACTAGCTATTTTAAGTCAATCAAGACAAAGAGTGAAGCAGTAAAGACAATGAATTATATAAATGACAGATTGAGTGAGAGTAAAAGGAAAATCGCAAAACTTGGAAGTGCAGAGGCGTTATTTAAAAATCAAAGACTTGCTATAGAACATCGAAAATTAGTCAATGCCAGTACAGCCATGAGAGATGAATTGCACAAATTTTCAAAGGCTTCTGAAAAAGGCGATACAAGTGCTTTGCACGATACAAGCCGTACTACCACCACTTATGACAGAGCCAGAAAGCGCAGAATGAAAAACTTTGATTCGTGGTTCTTTGGAAGTGGAAAGAAGTAATCTATGGCAAACCGAGAGACGAGTATAGCTTACGAAAATCTAAACCGCCGTATCTTTCCCGGCGTTGGTGAATACGGCATACCGCAGTTAGAACCGGAATTATTCGAGGGTAACTGTGAGTTTGTCGGATTCAATTACGCAAGAGGTAAATGCAGTAATCCAGAAGGGAAAGCGGTTCATTTCTTCCTGGATGATTACCAGTTTGACGCATTATGGAGGAATCCAGACAGATATGTTGATAAGCTGAGCCAATTCCGGTATGTTCTAACACCGGATTTTAGTACCTACACCGATTTCCCAAAAGCTATCCAGATTTATAATCATTATCGCAAACATTGGATTGGCGCATATCTGCAAGAATATGGTTGCAATGTAATTCCGGCAATCTCATGGAGTACGCCAGATTCTTACGATTGGTGTTTTGACGGTGAGCCAGAGGGCGGAACGGTTGCGGTAAGTTCGGTTGGATGCATGAACAGTTTAGGCAAAAAACGCCTATTCTTATCTGGCTATAATGCTATGATTGAACGATTGCATCCAGAAAGTATTATTTTCTACGGAAAAGTCCCGGAAGAGTGTAAGGGTAATATTGTTAGAATTAAGGCATTTTCTGACAAATTTAACGAGGTGAAGTGTAATGGGTGGTAGAGGCGGCACAAGCGGTTTCGGAAGTGGAAGTGTTGTCATACATAAGCAAGCCGAGCCAAACAAACAGGGCTATTCCTATTATATGACTGGAACAAGAAATGTAATATCGAACTGGGACGATGAGGGTAATTATCATGCCAAGGGAATCTCCAAGAAAGAGGATGTTAGACAACGCTTTGACAGCGTAGAAGAAGCCATTAAATACGCAAAGAAGAACAGATATAAATATTTAAAACTGTAAAAAGGAGGGTATCATGTATGAAAAAACAGTGACGATTTTCAATTATTACGAAAGCAAAACGACTGGAGATGCGTACTGGTATCCTCATGTTTTATCTGGCGTCGACCTCGTTACCGACAAAGGAGCAATCCTTAAAAAGTACGGGCCAGACGCAACAGACAACGCACAGTTGCACGTACGCTATACCGCCCAGAATGGCGATATAACAATTATTGACAAGGATGTCAAGATTCTCCCATGGGTACCGCCTAAGGAGTGGAAAAGACAGATTAACAACGCTCTGGAGGATACTATTACATTCTCAGATGAATCATTCTTCTGGGAGGGTGAGTGGACTGGTGGAACGGTATCTGATGGTGATTATCGGAATGGATTCTACCAGTACATGAATGAGAACAAGGACAACGTGTTTAAGATTACCAGTGTAGGCGGTCCGTATACGCTGATTCCACATTTTGAGATTCTGGGTAAGTAATATGAGTAAGATTCATCATTTCAAAGGATTCTCCATAGTCGATGGAGATATGAAAATCAAGCTGAATATGGACAGGTTTTCCAGACAGTATCAAGAAGCCCAGTATCTCCTTGACGGAATGGTTATGGACAGCATGGTTCCATTTATGCCAATGATTACCGGAAATTTTATCAATCGGACAAGAGTTGAGAGTACATCTTTGCAAGGAACTGGGAAAGTATGCGCGGCGGCGGCTCCTTATGGGCGTTTTCTGTACGAGGGGAAAGGAATGGTTGATGAAGCAACTGGAAGTCCCTACGCAAGACGTGGAGCAAAGAAAGTTCTCGTTAGTCAGTTTTCTGGCCGGACAGCCGCAAAGGAAAATCTTGAATACACCAAACAGGCTCACCCACGGGCACAGGCAAAGTGGTTTGATGCCGCTAAACGGCAATATGGTGACACATGGGTTCGCAAAGTAAAAGCACAGGCAGGAGGTGGCAGGCATAGCAGATAAACCTATCGGAAAAGACGCAACCGGATACGAAATTCTGACAGATGCCATGAAAGCACTTCTGAACCAGTATCCGGGACTGTATGAAAATGAAACAATCAAGTTTGAAGAACTTGGCAAGGAATCAGGAATTGCGTTCTCGGCAGATAATGGAGCTTTGATTTATTCAGAAAAAGAAGATGTTTGTGGCGTAATGCACCAGGTATGCCAGTACCCATTTTACGTGGTATATCGCACAGCATCCGACAAGGAAAGGCAGAAGCTATCCGTTCAGAAGTTCCTAGATAATCTCGGTAAATGGATATGCCGAGAACCAGTTATCATAAATGGCTCTGAGACACGTTTAAATGCGTTTCCTGAGCTTTCTCAGGGGCGAGTGATAAAACGTATCACCCGTGATAATTCCTATGGTTTAGAACCACAGGAGAGTGGTGTACAGGATTGGTTATTACCATTAACGGTACGCTACGAAAATACTTATGAAGTAATATAACAAGTAACAGCCAGCTATCAATCGGAGATAGTTGCTAACCTACACAGCCTTTTAAAAGTTATAGGCAGAAAGGACATTTCTATGGCAG